TAGCAGCGCCTCAGAAGACAAAATATCTTCTTCTTTGGCTGTCATATACTTAATTTCAACCGTTTTCTGGTTGTGTAGCGGATGGTCCGCCGGATAAAACTTTCCTTCGGAAGGTAGTTCCACAAACTCTGTTGGAACAGCAAAGCTTAACGACGGAGCGGGTGCACTGGGCGTTGGCGCGGCCGCGGCTCCAGTTCGTCTCTCGTTATTTCTCATTTTTACCTCTTAATTTTATGAACCGTAAGCGCCTAGGTTGTCGCCGTACTCAGCGTAGTCATAAACTAAATCAACACTAACTTCAACCAAGCCATCTTGATCATAACCTAAATTCTCACCAAATTTAACACCTTTAATAAAAGCATTTTTAAGAGTCCACTGATCAACGATGTTTGTAGCATCAACGGCGCCGATTACTTCGCCGGGATCTTGGCCCGCAGGAAGAAGAACGCCTCCGCCATCAAGCTGTTGAATAACTACATTTCCGACAACTGCAGTTGTCGACACCTTGGTTACTCCTGTCAATAGTGCGGACTCAGTTATTGGAGACACATATCCAGCATTTCTCAGTGAATTGTAAAATTTAGAGCCAATATTGGGATCGACCGCGTCAATAAAGTTAACATTCACCGGCTCCCACTTAACTACACCTGGAAAGTTGAACTGATGGTTTAAGACCTGGTGCGTTTTTTCAGTCATCGTGTAACTAGGTTTCTTTGTTTTTGTAACCATAAAAGTCAAATTGGACATTTCAGTAAAGCTTACTAAAAATCTGAACTGTCTTTTAGGCTGAAAGCCTCCTGGGCCTGAATCTGAGAAAAATGGCATCTATTTGGTCTCCTGTTTCCTTTTATAATTAGTGTCCATTAAAATTTTAATCATCGAAAGAAGCTCCGCTTCTCGTTACGATAAAGTCTAGAGCAATAAATTCTATTGCCCGGGCAGGCTTGAGGAAAATCTTAGCGTAAAGAATATTCCGATCCACTAGGTCCGGCGTCGTGGTTGTCTCATCAAGGACAACTCTAAAGTCAGTCAGCCCTAAACCAGCCTGGACGCCCTCTAAGAAGGGAATAACTTGTCCTTTGAAACGATCCCATGTCTGCTGTACATTTTGGTCAAAAAGCAATCTAGAAGCAATTCTAGAAATCTCTTTCTTCACATAAATAAGAAGTCTTCGCACGTTAATCCTGTCAAGAGCAGATGGTGTAACTTGTAGAGTTTTTTGTCCAAAAATAACAATCCCTTCTGCTGGGAATGACGCGATCGGATTAATGTTGGCATCATATAGACGATCTCTGTCGGCTGAAGTAAGTCGCTGTCTTACACCGACTACTGGCAAGCCAGCTGAACCTTCGCTTAAGCCGCCTCTAGTAAAGCCGGCGGGGGCGAACCAAACTGCTGACTTTCTTTGTGCGCTTGAGAAGGTGCCAAGAGCGACAACTGAAGGCGGTACGTAAAGAATTGCATTCGCAACGTTGTCACGAATCTTAACAAACGGGTAGAATGCACAGCCGTAGCTAGAATTCAAATTCATGTCTTTAAGAGTCGTGACGGTTGTCTCCACGTCGCCGAGCGCGTCGGCAGAAGTTTCAGTTGTGTTTCTTTCATGTGGAGGCTTGTAACCGCCCGGCACGTCGATGATGGCTAGCGAGTCAGCTCGATCTTCGCATGCAGTAACCAACTGCGAAGTAAGGCTCGTGTTGTTGATGCCTGGCATCGTAGCTAGATCATATTCGAGGAAGTCTGGATCTGACGTCACATCAATTGCCTTCTTGAGGCTGTAGAACATAGAGTTGCTCTTAGACGTGCCACCGTCCATCTTCGAATTGCGAAGTGGGTCCTGTTCGGTAATATCAAATCCATCAAAACCTCCAAACATGGGAGAAGTGAATTTAGTAATTTTAGCTCCGGAACCTGTTAAAATAAAGTTTGTTCCAGACATCGCAGTCCAAGAGGTGCCTGCGTGACGGGATCCCGAGACCCACGCTGAATGGACGTCCGAAGCATCCGCCGGCTTGACGTCATCTAGGGTGAAAACCCAAGAATATTTGTTAATGGAGGTGTCAAGAGTGCCCGCGGGATCGAACGCAGCGGGCATGCCGCGAAGCATGTCTGTGTTCGAATGATCATATCTTTGCTGGTCGACGATACTGGACTGGTATCCAAAATAAGCGCGGGATGGCTGCACCAAGTTACCTTCTGAAGAGGACACGCGAAGTCTCGTCGTGGGCCAGTCAACAGAACCAGTAAATCCATACGCTGCTCCAGCTGCGGCGCCGTTCGGCCACCAGATAAGGCGGCCGGATTTGTGACCAGGATTCTGAACCGTAACGGCTGTGAGGCTAGCGTTTTGCTCAGGCAGACAGTTGGTCGAGCCAGAGCCCGCGGCAAAAACGGATGTCTCGGTCTCCTGGGACCAAGTTTCTGTCTTCGGTACAAGCGGGCCTTTAACTCCAAACGGAATCAAACCGGCGGCTTCGCCGTCGGCTACAAGGTCGCTTACTTCAACGCGAAGAATTGCAGAACGATTATCATTTGAACCGTGTTCGATAATTGTTTTGTTGGTGCTGTCATAAGTGTAGAAGCGGTCTCCTATCTTTCTGCCAATATAATTCGCAGAAGTCGGATCTAAATTGCAGCCGCTGTATTGCTCCAAAACAACCGGCTTTGGATCGCTGTCTGTAGCCTTTCTAACCTGAACTGTGAAAGTTCCATAGTTATTGAAGTTGTCGGTAGGAACTTTGATATCGACAATAGAGACCTTAAAATCTCTATTGGCATGCTCTCCGCTGTCCAAGGCATGAAATTTAAATAAATCTTCAGTGTGAGATTTTGGATCGAATCCAGAGGTCGTGCCTCCGCGAGTATCTTGCGAAATGAACATTCCTGTCTGGGCCGCGCGTGAGTTTTGTCTGCGGTCATGCCAGGCCAAGGTCGAATCGGTGTGATTGGTACCGTCTAACATTAAAACGATGCCACGATAATTATCTGTATCGGCGGACAACCCAGACCCCTGGACTCCCAATTTCATATTCTCGCTAGCTCTAAGGTTCGACTCAAAAGTCTCCCCAAGCCAATAATTAACAGTCGTGCTCTGAACATCTCCGTTTGTCCTGGTTGGGTTGGTGTTGAACACCTTTCTAATAAAGTTAGCAGAGTCCCTGTTGAAGTTGAACTTCGAGGTCTTTGTAACCACGCCGCTTTCGTTCACTATTTTGGCAGTAAATTCCATACCGGCAGCAGACTCAAATAAAATTGCTGCGCCTTCTGCGTTTGTGTTTTCTTCCACCGGACCGGTATGCCTAGAACCAGTCAAAATAACTGCTCCTTTATCAAGGTACCATATAGCACCTAGCGTGCCGGTAACAAGAGTGCCTGCAGAGGCCGACGGAAAAACGAACAAGCCATAAGCGCCGCCGGCGCTAGCTAGTGTGGCGTTGGGTGTGTTGGTCGTTATCCAGCCGGCTCGCGCTGCAGCGGTGGAAGTATCTGCGTTTGACGCTTCTTCACCTAAAACACGATAAACTGTACAGGGGGAATTGTTTCTAAGCCAAGCTTTTACAGCGTACGCAGCGTATGTGGGAGCGGTCATATCGCCCGTGCGCCAAACATCTCCTTTCGCGTTGCCTGGAGCAGGATCTCCAAAAATCTGCACGAACTCTTTAAATGAGTTAACTTTTACCGGCCGGTTGCCCGGGCCTTTTTGCATCCTGCCTATAACTAGAGGTCCCATCCTCTCTGGTAGTGCCGGAATTGCAGATTCATCAATTTCATCTATAAAGATTCCGGGTGAAACAAATTTAAATTTATCAACTGCCATGTTTTTAACGCTCCTTAAATATAAGTTAGCTAAAATAATTTGCAAACTTTTTCTCTAGTAAATAGTGCCGGTATCATACAAACTCCTTTAAAATCTGAATTCTCCGTCTTCATCTTGTACAACAATTCTTTCTCTGGCGAACCTTATCTGAACGGCATTTTCTCTTCGTACGACCCTGGGTTGTTTTTGGTTCTTCTCGTCACCGATCAAATAAGCAAAAACATTTAAATTTATTGAAGTTTCGTATTTTCTTTCGTTGCTTTCATAACTTGCAATATTGTTCTCCATAGCGTATTCATCTCCAAAAAAAGCTTCGTATCTGTTAGAATTATGGTCAATCATAATTCTCTTGGTCGAGTTGGAAGATCGTATTATAGGAACAAGCAAGTCGTTCATTTGTTCTTGATATTCTGTGCGCAGCACTATTTTATATCCAACGTCGACATAGACTGGTATTGGTATTGTCAACGTTTCATATACAATCTTTTTGTTTTTATTCTTTCTGTATAGAGGGAAGTTTTGCTGGCCCCGACGGCGATACGCATCTGCATTTGCAAAATTTCTTGTTTTGTCTTGTTGTATGACTTTGTTAATAGTCAGATACCCGCCTTTAAGATCTCCAACGGGGTCGACCATAGAAAAAGGTATCACTCTGCTTTTCTCGTTTTTACTAACAGAGGCGCGCTCGATCGACACGACAGGTAAAATTATCATCCCTTCTTTGTCTCTATTGATGTCATCGTCTTTGATGTTGTATGCTCTTTCTGAGCCTGACCATATGACTGGTACCTTACGAAACCCTTTGTTTGTCTTGACGTTTATATCCATAATATCATTAACAAAATTATATACAGCAAAGTCGACATCTTCTAAAGTTGACTTATATCGAGGCACATCTCTTGTTTTTTCTTCTTCGTTTATCGATCCATCATGTGCCATCGAACGTGCCCTCCCTGGTCTTTATACATTCTGCCGTTATCTCAAATCTTTCTTCTTGTTGGCCAAAAAGCTCTTTTGGTTCTTTTAAACTAACTATTTCATAAAAAGAGTTCCCGTAGGCAACAAAGTCTCCCTCGCGGACAAACAAATTTTGATCTTCTGTGAGCCTCCTTTTGTGGAAATGAATCGTAAGCTTTGTCATCTTGTCTATTCCATATTTGTCGCTTACTGTCTCTTGGCCCTTAAAATCAATCAGCGCATACACTCTGACTGGAGGTAGGAAAGTTTTTACGACTGCCTCGTTGTAAAGTGGATGAAAATTAGTATGCTGCAAGTCTACGGGATAATATGCCACCACTTGACCTATCACTCTTTCTATTAGCTCATCGTTAAATTGCTTAACCAGATCCCTTTCTTTTTCGCCCAAGAATAAAGGCGGAGGAGGCGCTGTTGGTTGTGACCATTTATCTTTTTCGTGAGCCATTTTCTATTTTATCCCTGATAAATAAAGTAAGGGTAAGAATTAACAATTTCTTGAGTATTCTTAACCATATTTTTCTGCAACTCTGTGATCTTCTCATACGTAAGCTCATCTAGCACAGTCTGCAACTCTTCTCGTAGGGTTTTTTGATCCTCTCTTCCTTCGGTGATAAGCTTTTCGCCGTTTAATGTAACGTTGTTGCCTGGAATCGGTATTTGGCCAAACTTAGATCTTATTTGGCCTAAAGTTTCCTTTGATAGAGCCAGAGCAAATCTTCTAATCCACTGCTTTCCTATAGAGTTTATATTTGCATAAGGTACGTTTGACAAGGGTAGCGTATTCATGTTATTGACGCCATCTAGGCCATTTTTTCTATCGTCTTGGTCATCCCAAGGGTCTGTTTCAACCGTAAAAGTAAACCAAACCTCATTAGGTGAGACACTGGTGGGTTGCGGAAATAACCTTAAATGATTGTTTTTTATTTCATAGGAATAGTGCGAATTTCTAGAATAAATTGCGTCTTCATAGGCCATGGCCTGCAGCTTATTATGCCAGGTAGGTATAATTTCGAAAGTTGAATCATCAGCGTACATACCATATGTAGACATGTTGCCAACGGCATTCATGCCTCCATAATATCCATAAAATCTCCACATCGCATGTGGAGTTTTGTAAAACACCCTGCGTATAGTAATCTTGTTCATTCCAACTTTGTTGTGAAAAGTAGAGTTGGTGTTCAAAGAAGAAGTATATACTATTGCTTGCAAATCATAGTCTTGAACAGAGCCAGTAGTGGCAAAAGAGGCGGAATAAATTGGAAGTGTTCCACCTAGGCCGGCCTGACTACTTGCCTGGTCCATAAGGTGTTTGCTGTAGCCAAATTGAAATTTTGGATATTTAAGTTCGACCTGACTTCCAGAATTAACATCTGTCCTTTGACCGTCTGAGTCAAATGTTCCAGTTGTTGATCCAAGAGAACTATGAAGAATATTTTTCGATTGGTGAATGTTGACTATGTACGAGTATTCTAGCACAGCCTCTTCATAGGCTGAATGGACGCTTTTTTCGTCCAGCTCTATATCTAAAACATCGCCGCCTAGCTTGCGAAAAACGTATGTAACCTGCTCTACCGCACCTGTTACAAAATTCGCGTCGTACAAAGAAGAATCTGTATCTACGTATAATCCATAAGGATAGTTTGTTGCTTCAGACGCCACAGAAAAGGCGCCTGTCGCTGCAAGTACTGCCTCAGAAGCTTGCGAACTCGGTGTCAGAGTGGGTGTAGCCATTCATTTTGTCTCCTATCAGTATAATTAGTTAGAAGATGTCGATTTAGGTTTCTTTCTTTGAAGTCTTGCGAACTCTTGCTTGAGACTTTGATTTTGGGCTAGTTTTTTTTCTTGGAGCCTTCTTCGTTGTGGCGCTTGTTGTGGTCTTTTTTGCCGGTGACTTAGAGTTCGTGGTTTTCGGCTTTGGCTCGGGCTTCTTTTTGGGCTCTGCTGGTGTTTCAGAAGAGCTTAATTCTTCGGTGGCGGATGGAGCCTCTTCGGGCTTTGCGGTGCTTGGCGCCTCCTTTGTTTCTGGGGAGGGTTTAGCTTCGGATTCTACCAAGCTTTGCACAGGGATATCTTTGCGCAACTCCTCTTCTTCCTGTACGTTATTTGCCCAAGCAATTGCATCTTGAATAAGCTTGGCTTTTCTCTTTTCAACGCCGGCTCTAACACTAGCGTATTTCTTGGCATATTTTGCCATAGTCAATCTTTTCTTTGTTTTGCCCATCGAGGCCTCCTAAATTACTAATAATAAATAGTATACAAAATAAAAAGCCCCTTGTTAAGAACAAGGGGCTTAGTATTGATAAGGCTTTAATTAGTGTCCTAGTCGAACGAAATAGCGTTAACGTCGTACGCGATCGCAGTTGCGAACCAGTTTGAACCGTCACAAACCAGTTCAACCTGATCTCCAGCGGAACTAGCCGAGTGGAACGTGATTACATCAACTCCTCCGGCCTCATGCGTGGCTTGAGCATTTGTACCATCAGGAAATGCCGGGGATGGATCCGCACCAGAACCAGAAGAACAGAGGCCTACACCATGAATGTTGTCTCCATCTCCGGCCGTTGCGGCGATCAAGACGCCATCAGCAATATCGGCGGTCATAATGAACTTGGCCCACCAACCTTTACCAGCGTCTGATGCGTTAGGCAGTGATGCCGTAACTTGGTCAGCGCTAAGGATGAATAGTGTACCACAATCAGCGACCGTAATTGTTTTACTAGCCGAGAGAGTCTCGACCTTCTTTCTATCAGCAGAATATCTTCCTAGCTTACTCATGTTTTGTTTTCTCCTTTTATAAAAGGCTGACGAGCCTTATCAATCATAGTAAATAGTAACTGAATATTTTAAATTCCAAAATAAAAAACCCCGCCAAGAGAAAACTCAAGGCGGGGCTCGTTAAGGGGGCTACCTAGCTATTAGCTAGCGCCTGACTCACCAAGGAGTCCGCGTACGATTACAAGGCCGTACATATCAGGTCGGACCATTTTCTTGGCGTACCGAGTCATGACACCCTTACGGGGCACGAAGTCCTCAGTACCAAAGATCGTGGGAGTGACCTGTAGTGGAACATACGGGGCGTATACGTAGCCGCTCTCAAGGAAGCTTCCACCCTTACGTCCGACGAGAACAACGTTCCGTGGGAAATAAGGATCGACGTGAACGTCGAACTTACGAGAGAGAGAACCAACATTTACAGCACCGACAGTGCCACGCTCGGCATCATGTGTAACGCTAGCGCGGAATCCGGCAGTAAACTCAAGGATGTTAGCAACCTCAGGTGATGTCACCAGGAAGTTAGCTCCACCGCGGAGAGTCTTTCTGTGGATCTGAGCCGATACGTCGTTGATAGTCTCGACAAGAGTCTCATACCACTCGCTTACCGTACCAGTGAAGTCCGGAGCTGCCGCCGTAGCGCCGAGTTCCGTACCTGCCGATCGATCAACGAAAAGACCAGGGGAACGAGACCAGTAGTACGTTCCGGCCTTCGCTCCTTGAACGAGGTCGTTGAGAATCTCACGGTCGATCTCAAGAGCAATCTGCTCGGAGAGAATCTGCGTAAGCTCGACTTCCGCATCAAGGTTATGATAGGCGTTGAGATCCTGACCTAGCTCGGGAGACCACTTGGCCTTGAGCTTCTTGGTCATCGCGGTGACAGCGATGCTATCAACACGGATGTCGATCTCGGCAATATCCTGCTTGCCAGTTCGATCACCAGCATTACCGGTTCCCTGACCGTTAAGTCCGGGCTCTTCAAGAGGCCAGTTCTCAGTGCCGACGACGGCGCCGAGAGTGTCCGAATTCGTGAAGTTGTCCTGGTATGGGAATGAGCAGGTGACACTGTCACCAGCAACAGTCGTTACAGCAGAGGTTGCTCCATCAAGAATGGTAAGAACCAAGTTTCCATCGCTGTCGAGCTTGGTTAGACGACGCACAATTGCATCATCCCCAGGCAAAGCGCCGGCGACTTGAGTAGCAGACGCGTCGGAGCTTTCAATAACCGCGATCGCACCGAGCTGATCAGTGTTAAGCTGCGCAGGGACATCGGCAGCTGCAACATAGAGCTGAATAATACCCTTTGAAGAGTCAGCCGCTAGAACATCAGGGTCCCAACGAATTTCTTTCTTCTGGGCTTCAGTCAGCGCGCCAATCGTGGTGGTCGTCAAATCAGAGTCTGCAACAAGAAGGGCCTCAAAGGTACCCGTAGCGTGCGCATATGCGTTGGCCATGTTGTAGAAACCGCCGCCGTCCTCAGTGATATCAGAGACACCACCGGTGATTTGACGGGCGACAACGCCTCCACCGTAAACCGACTCGATGTCAGCATCGAGACCCAAGCGTGAGTCTTGATACGTGAAATCCAAGAAGAAGATCAGACCAGAGGGTAAACTCATGGGCTGAACGCTAACAAGATCGTTAGCTAGCAGTCCGCCGAACACGCGACGGACGATAGGGAACGCTACGGAAGCGAAACCCTCGACATCACCAGCAGCCATCGATGAAGCTTCCTTAAGAAGCTGCGAGGCCTGGTTCTCCAGAAGACGGGCCATGCCCTGCTTCTGCGTATCGTTGCCGAGTCCTTCAAGAAGTCCAGTAGCTTCCCACTTATCTAGTAGAGCAGCACCTTCTCTCTGGAGGGATCTCTCAACGATTCCTTCAGTTAGTTTTTCTAAAACAGACATTTTTAAATTCCTCCTATAAAATTAGTTTTTGTCTATTCCCGCTAAAAATTTCCAACGTTCTAAAGTTGGATTGTTATTTTGCTTCTTTGGGCTTTTCCGGTTGGAAGACAAAATAACAGAAGAGGATCTTTGTACTGCTTCACTCAGTGAATTTGGCTGCGTTTTGCGAGAGGTGCTGCCCACTGTGTTCTGAAGTGTTTCGTAGATTACTCTAGCCTCTTCAATAGTTTCAGCACATGAAACAGCTTCGACAATTTTCTCTTTCTGTCGCTCATTTAGGGAGTCGCTTTCAAGTGCCTTGTTTTGATAAAGAAGCTTTGCGTTTGTCAAGCTAGCTTTATGCAATTTTTCTTCTAGTTTCAATATACCATCTCTCAATTTGGTGATATATTTAGCAGACTTATTAGTAGCTTTTACTAATTTTCTGTTTTGTCTAACCACGGTTTCGTTAATGCCAGACAATTCTCGTACTTTTTGGCGCATTTCTGCTTTTGCTTCTCTTACCTCAGAATCTTGTTCTAGAGCGAGAAGTTCTTCCTCAGCCAGCCTTAGTTCGCCTTCAGGCATACCGGCCCAGCCGCTCTTTACTGGATGGATGTCGACAACAAGACTTTCTCCTAAGGGCCCTTCTTCTGCAGGGTGCCCATGTGGCCATCCGTGGCCTGCTTGCGTCCAAGTTTCCGTCATCGGATACTCTACCGGATCCACATCCCGTCGCTCGCGGTCCCACCCTTCTTCATCGGGATCGAGGCGAGTTCTTCGACCAATCATTCTCTTAATTCTTTCGATGCGCTGGTTGCGGCGAGGAGTTTCGGGTTCCTGTAAAAGAAGATTAAGTTTGTTTTGTAGTTCTTCTAAGCTTGGAAGGCCCTCTTCTTCTTCCAGCAGATCTTCGTCGAGGTAAAAGCTCTCCTCCAGATAGTCTTCTTCGAGATAGTCTTCTTCGAGATAGTCTTCTTCGAGATAGTCTTCTTCGAGATAGTCTTCTTCGAGGGCGTCCGGATGGGTCCCCTCGCCCATAAGATCTTCATCTATTATCTCTTCTCCGCCGGCGAAATTAAGTGATTGTGTCAGTCTTTCGACCTCTTCAAAGAGCTGGTCTAGGGGGATTGTCACTTCTTCATCTAGATCAGAAGTGGCCGCTAGGGGGATCTCTTTTGCAACACCTGTTAGTTCAGGTGCTTCCGGGGGCATAAAGCCCGCATCGGCTTGTGCCCCGCCAGGCGCTGGGGCGCCGGCGGCGGGATCGGCTGCAGCTGGATCTGCGGGCGCGAGAGGATCTTCTTGTTCTAAAAGACTCTCAACAGCCCCTTTTATTTGCTTAGAAAATTTTTCTAAAACTAAAGTTTCTGCGTTTTTTGTCGCCGCTTCTCTCAAAGCTTCTGCGTCTATTATTGCTTGTTCTAACATGTCTGACATGAAAAATGCTCCCGAAAGTATTTATCATAATAAGTAGTCGCAAAACATACAAAAACCTATCATTTTATATTTCCCGCTAGATGGCTGCCCAATTAAGATGTATAATCGAGTCGTTGGCTATTGTACCGCCAGTGTGGTTTACCAACGCGAGTACAAAGTAACCATCTTGCACAACTTCCGCGCGTGGAGTGATGCCAGACTGCACGCTCTGATCCCATTCCGCGGCAATTGAAGAGCTTGCTATTGATAAAGCGAAAGCATCTGTGTGAGCTACCTGATTACTAGCAACAACAACATACACAAAAGCGCCATTCGCCAGGGTGCCATTTGTTGTAACCTTAACTTGACCTTTCCTTGTATTTTGGGTTATCATGAAGGGAAAGCCGCCGGCGAGATCATAACTAGACTGAAGCGAGGCGATGTGAAAGCCACCGGAAAGATGTAATGATCCAGTAATAAAATGATCGTCAGACAAAGAGTCTCCAACACTTATTGGCATAATAATATCTCCAGGTTTCCAGGTTATATAATAAATAGTAGGGGGGAGGATTTCCTCCCCCCAAATTATTTACATATTACCTTCGTTATCCGGACCATAGTCATCTGAGTCTGTGATGTCTTCCATCAGAAGCTTGAATCTTCTTCCAGTATAGTTGTTTCTCAAAGACAAAAAGTTAGGTTCCTCGATGAGAGTCCAGTTGCCGCGATCGTTGTTGAGGTGAAGGTCGCCAGTGTAAACATTAGCGAACCTCTTCGATGCAGAGCCAAGATTGCACTGAACGTCCTCCATGGGAAGCACGTCATGGTGCACCAGAAGTGTGCCGGCATCAGACATATCAATTCGTAAGGCCGTGCATGGAACGTTGTTGTCCAACCCAACAAAGAGAATGTCTTTGTCATTTACAGCGCAGGAGATCTGCAGGTCTCCACTGCCAGTGGCAAGAGTAATTGCGCCGATGTTGGTGCCGCCGTCCTTAAGGAGGACGTCTCCGCCGTCTGCGTCAAGAATAATATCACCAGTACCGTCTGCGTTTAAAGTAATGTGGCCTTCAGTGTTGAGGGTGATTCCGTCCTGAGATCCAATAGTTACTGTGCTGTTAGATGATGATACTACCGTGGCGCCTACCGTGGTGGTGAGCGTTACGGCCGCGTCGCCGGCCGTGAGATCGTCGGCGGCCATGGAGCCAGCTGTCACGGCTGCACCCAACCACTTGCTTCCATCGTATTTGAGGAAGTGTCCGTTGGTTTGTGTTGAAACGCCAATTTTGGTAACGTTTCCGTCGCCATCAAATGTAAAGGCCGCAGTACCACCTGCTTCCTTAAGCGAACCACCATCATCAATAAGAATATCACCTATAACGGTGGCATTTCCTCTGACGTTTACGTTGCTTGCGAAATCGGCGTCGTCGTCAAATCTAGTCGTGCCTGATATGGAAATCAGGGCTGATGCTCCGCCGCCGCCGCCGCTAGCGGATCCTGTAATTCCGTTTGTAAATAAAGCCATTCATTTGTCCTCCGATGATATTAAAGTGGTTTATATAAGTAGCCTCCTGGGCTTCAGTTTAAATAGTCGTTAAGAGGTGCAAAGTCTAAGATTAATCTATTTCTTCTAAAACAAATTTGTAGCGCTTGTCTTTTTTGTTATTAATAATGGTAAGATAGTCCTCTTCCTCAACAATAGTCCAATCGCCGCGGTCGTTCTTGAGATGCAAGTCGCCAGTGTAGACATTAGCCCACCTGTGTGTCGGAGACCCAAGGTCGTGTATCGCATCTCCATCTGGTTCTAGACTGCCTGACACTGAGACACTGCCGGACACGGACAGAGTTGTGCCGTTGAATACTAAATTGGCCTCGGCACTTAGGGTGCCGTTGCCATTAGCAGTTGCGATTCTATTGTCGCCATCATTAGCAATTGTTACTGACCCACCGGTGGGTGTACCTAACACAAACTGCCCTGAGTCATTAAGAGCCAAGAAGCTGCCTGGACCTGATATAGAGCCACTAGCTACGCCAGGGCCGGCCACAATACCATCTAAAGTAATCGTTGAGCCGGACAGAACCATACCTTGTCCGGATCCTGAAATAATAAGAAGATTATCTCCATTTTCATTAAATTCTATGTGCGCATCGCCGGCAGCGCCTAGGTATATTTTCTTGTCATCAGCTAAATTGATATTGCCAGTAATAAACAAATCAGAGCCGTCAAAAGTTAAATTGGCTTCGCCATTAACTGAGCCATCGCCGGCGGCTGTAACAAGCCTGTTATCTCCGTCATTTGATATTGTAACAGTGCCTGTGCCTCCTGAAGACGCAGTTAGCACTAGCTGGCCGGCGTCATTAACGCCAACATAGCTACCTGGGCCTGAGAGAGATCCGCTGGCTATTCCAGCTCCCACCAGTAAACCGTCAATAGTGACAGTCGATCCAGACAAGACCATTCCCTGACTAGAGCCAGAGATGATTAACAGGTTATCTCCATTTTCATTAAATTCTATGTGCGCATCATTTGCATCGCCAAAAGATATCTTAGTATCATCCGCGAGGTGTACACCATAGTTTGAATTAATAATACCATCAGAACCAGAAATATACAAAGAGTATGTGTCGCCGTCGACAGCATCTTCTAAATTAGACATTATGGTGAAATCTACGTCTTTTCCATGTCCGTTGAATGAAATGCTACCAGTGCCTGTCGTTGCAACTTGAGCGAGGCTTAAGGTGCGGAAGGCATTAACATAAAAGTCAGTCTGGCTAGTGTTAAAGTCTATGTAATTATCTGAATCTTCTATTCTTCGAACTCTTGAGGCATCCAAATGGCCAACAACGGATACTACCGACCCAGACAATACCATTCCCTGACTAGACCCAGAGATGATTAGTAGGTCATCTCCATTTTCGTTATACTCTAAATGTGCGTCTCCAGACGCGCCTAAGTATAGTTTTTGATCATCAGCAATATTTAAATTACCACTGATCGTTGTCTCTGTTGCATCTAAAAATTCTACTGAGCCGGCGATTCTTAGCGGCGAGGCGCCCTCTAAAGTACCTGCAATCTGGATTGTTGACCCTGAAAGCACGATACCCTGGTCTGAACCAGAAATAATAAGATAGTTGTCGCCATCCTCATTAAACTCTATATGAGCATCGTTACTATCACCAAAAGATATTTTCTTATCATCAGCTAAATGTATGCCGTAGTTTGAATTAATAATACCATCAGAACCAGAGATGTATAGAGAGTATGTGTCGCCAGCGACAGCATCTTCTAAATTAGACATTATGGTGAAATCTACGTCTTTTCCATTTCCATTAAATTGGATGCTGCCTGTCCCATTAGAAAGCTGAGCGATCGCTAGTGGCCGGAAACCATTAATATACATATCGTACTGGTTTGCGCCGAAATCTATATAATTGTTCGACACGTTTATGTTTCTAATTCTTGAAACATCTAAAAGCCCGTCGACTGCGACGACTGATCCTGAGAGTGCCACTCCCTTGGCCGAGCCCGATATGATAAGAAGATTGTCGCCATCCTCATTAAACTCTATGTGCCCGCCCATAGTATCGGCGCCGAATACGGCCTTTTTGTCTTCTTTAACAATAATGCCGTAGTGCGAGTGCAATATGCCATCAGAGCCAGACATGAACAAGGCTGTGCCGGCATCTTGATTTACTTTGAAATCTACGTCCTCAGAAAGAGGGTTAATTGATACGTTTTTTGCGCCGGCGCCGTAGAGCGTTGCTAGAGTATTCCCTCCAGCCACTAAATTTATTTGATCATTCGTGGTGAGAGATAGGTCAACATAAGTATCTTCGTCCTCGGCGCCGATCAATCGTCCGTCGATGGCAACATGAGTGCCAGAAAGAACCATGCCAGCGGCGGATCCCGATATAATAAGAAGGTTATCGCCATCTTCGTTGTATTCTAGATGGGCGTCATTATTATCACCAAGTGAGATTTTTTTGTCGTCAGCTAAATGTACACCATAGTTTGAATTAATAATACCATCAGAACCAGAGATATACACGGCGTAGCGATCGCCGGTGACAGCATCCTCAAGATTGCTTAATAATGTAACATCAACATCTTTCCCGTGAGCATTAAGATTTATGCTGCCGGTACCGGTGGCAGAGGTAGAAATTCCCATGGGCGTCATGCCGTGGAGATAAAAATCAAACTGACTGGCGCCAAAATTTATATAGTTATCTGAATCATCTTTTCTTCTGATCTTGTCTTTTACATCTAGATGGCCATCCGCTTCGATCACAGACCCCATTAGAGTCACGCCCTGGTCCGAGCCGGATATAATAAGATAATCATCGCCGCCTTCGTCGTAGTGCATGTGCGCGTCGCCATCGGTAGCATTTCCAAACCTGATTTTTATATTATCTGGAACTGACAGACCCTCTGATCCAGTTAACTGACCTGTTACCGTAACAACGTCGGTGTCAGCATTACCAAGGGTAACGTTTGCGTTACAAACAACGTGGCTGTTAAATACTGCCCCCTCCGAGCCGGTTAGTTGGCCTGTGACTGTGACAACGTCGGTGTCAGCGTTACCGAGGGTGACATTTGCGTCGAAAGAAACAGCCTGCTCAAAAGTTGCAGCGGCGCCGGCGAACCTAAGCTCGTCAGTACCGTCTTCATCGTATTCTATGCTAGCATCACCAGCAGCGCCAAAAAATATCTTATTGTTGTCGCTAATATTGAGGCCGCCGGTCAAAAGTAAGTTATTACTTTCATAATTGAACGTAAAATTCTTCGTACCGCTTAATACGGAACCAGAGGAGAATATGACATCCTTGTCGGTGTCGCCTCCCATGTGGAACGTGGTTAGGCTAGACATATCGCCGACTATAATAGACGCGATGGTGTCCTCAAACGCCAAGCGTATCCAAGAGCCAGCAACACCAGCGGACCCAGAATAGACACACCAATCATTTAAATTCCAAGATGTGTTCCCGTCAACATTATGAGTACCTGAGCCTGTAACTTGCCAATAATCACCTGCAGATGCGGTTAGTTTTTGGCTAGCTACTAGTGCGTAGCCGCCGGCTGTAGACGACCCTGTAGCAAAGAGTCCCTGAACTTCTCCGGTGACCGCACTATCGGCACCGGAGCCTGTTGCGTGGTTGCTCGTAGCGTCCCAATATCCCTGAAATCTTGCAGCGCCTAAAAATGCTATACTTCCTGATGCAACTGGCATTACTTAACTACCTCATTATACTTTTTATTCGTCACACAAACCTCTAAAATGTACTACAAGCAGCAAAGACAGCCGTTTCAGCTGAATCCGAGTTGACAAAAGCGACTCTATCTATCCCCAAGATACTGTAAACTCTGTATTCTGTATCAGCTGGCACCTGAGCCGAAGTTGCTCTTCCGGAATCAACAGCTGTGACTGACACGGCTGCATTCGCGGTGTTTTGCCCATCTCCGCCGGCTTCAGTTTCTGGTATCTCAAACCATCTTTCAAAGGCATGACAATATCCATATACTGTCGTGGCAGCGGGCGCAGTGGTGTTTAAATCAGTAAAAAGTACATGAAGATACCTTTGATTTTCTGTAGCATATCCTTCCGTCTTGTAGTCGCTGTTACTAGAACGCAAGTTGTTTGTGTTGGCTAGAAGTGTAATTGTCGTACCTGGAGGGCCTGCTATATTTTTGGGACTTCGTGTGCGGCCCCAACTATTATGTAAATGTACTGCCATTTTTTAACCTACCTTTTTCTGTTTCTCTCTTCTTCTGCTTTTTTTGCATTTCTAAGTTTTTTCATTTTTTCTCTTCGTCTTTTCACAGAAGGCTTTTCATAAAATCGTCTATCTAAATAGTCTTCAATTATTCTTTCTTTTTTACATTTTTTGATGAATTTTCTTATTAGTCTATTCACATCTCCATTAGTCTCTTTCAAAGAGACCTGGACATTAACGCTTTTAGCCATTTTTGTCCCCCGCAAGACGTGACCATTTTCCTCTAGAAAGTTTCTGTATCGCTGTTATATCAACCCCCGCGTCAGAAGGAGAGACGCCGGATAAAGCGCTGTGAGGGTTACCCGAATCAGAGGTTTGTCTGGTGCCTTCAAAAACATTCACACCCTTTATACCCGTTGCGTCCAGCAACCTCCTCTTTCTCTCTAGATCCTGCTTTCTCTGCTCTTCAAGGAGTTCGAATTTCTGCTCTTCGGTCATTTTGTTTTGAGTTGGCCTGGAGTTCGATGAGTTGGATTCTACAATTGTTGTTTGCATGCCCCGGGCAACTTCAGAAACAACTCTAGAAAGCACTCCCTCTTGTAGGAGGACTTCTTTGATTGTTTTCTCAATCAGCGGTTTCAAAATTTTTTTAAAATCTTCTGTTTTCATTTTAATCCTTTAAAATGGAGTCGATTAAGCTATCAACTTCTTTTTTTTTCGATTCCTTTAAATACATATTTATTTCAGGGGCCACGTGGGCGTCTTTCTGATGCGATAAAAATGCACCAGGAGTAGAAGGCTCTGAGACCATATCAAAACATATCAACTGAAAATCATCTTCGACGATCGTGTTGCCTTTCTCTTGTTTTGTAGAACCTAGACCTCTAGAAGATATGCCAAGCTTTATACCCGCTTTTACTAGATCTTTTAATATTCTGCCAGATGGAGTATCTAAAACCTCAAACTTGGCCATAACTTGATCGCCGTCCCACCACATTTTTGTGCAAAGGTGAGATGCATTCTTGAGATTGATTACTGAATCATCGGGATGGTCCAGCTCTCCTAAAGAGCGCCGCTCTGTTATGGCTCTTTGGTAATTTTGCACCTCGCGTTGCAGCGTCTCCTTTCTGTATATGCGGCCGTTGCCATTTTTTGTACCGGCCTTTTGGCATATACCGACAAGATAAACTCCACCATTAGTTACGTTGCGCTTTTCTGACTCCGTAAGTCTATCAATAGGGCAGCGTCCTTCTGGACAGAGTTCAAAATACTCCTGTAGAAGCTCTTTTGTCATCTTCTATATATCCTAGCTGTTATTTGAATTCTGCTTCTTGCCTTTACCAATCCACCAGCTTTTGGGCACGATATTAGCGCCGGGCTTCACCTGTTTCCCAGGGCCATGGCCTTTGGGCGAATTTGAGTTCTCTTTTACTACTTTCTTGTTAGACATTTTTTAATCTCCTTTTATGTATTTGTGGTCGCGGGGCTCGCCCCCGCATGATCTTGCTACCGTTACAGCAACGCCTTACTTCTGCAATATTGCGCCGTTTCATTTTTCATCACCTCCAGTTGTATTT